CGCTCTCGATCTTGGCGAGCACCTTGTCGACGCCCGACAGTTGCGACTCCCGCAGCGCCTGCTCCAGTGCCAGCAGCTCCTGGAGCCCCTTCACCTGGGTGATGCGCTCGTCTTCCAGCTCCGACAGCTGCGCGGTGACGTCCGTCGGGACGATCTCGATGCCCAGTTGCGAGAGCCGCTCCTCGGTCTCGCGGATCTTCTGGCTGATCTCGGCGATGAGCGCGAGCCGGGCCTGCTCGCGGGACGTGTCGCCGCCCAGCGAGACTTGGACCTGGGAGACCTGCTGCTCGATCTCTTCGGCCAGCCGGGTCGCGTCGGCCTCGACGCTCGCCACGAACCGCTCGCGGTCCAGCTTCGCCCGCACGCCCTCGATGAACGCCTCGGCGCTCGACTCCAGCACGACGTCGATCGGGATCTCGGACGGGACGTCCGGCAGCGTGAGGTCGGGCAGCTCGACGCCGATGATCACGGGGGGCACCGACCGCAGCCTGTCCAGTTGAGCCTCGAACCTCGCGAACGCGCGCTCGGCCTCTGCCGCGTCGACATGCACCTCGATCGTCGGCGCGTCGACGACCGGCGGGAACTCGAACTCGTTGACGCCGCCCGACTCCACGACGATCGTCACCGGCACGTCGATGGCCTTCGGCACCGACGCCTCGATGGCGTCGACCTGCGACGTGTCCACGTCCACGGTGACAGTCGAGCTGACGAGCTGCCCGAGCTGGGCCTGAAGCTGCGCCAGCGTCTTCGTCAGCTCCGAGACCTCGGCCTTCGTCCGACCGGCCTCGGCAGCGATCGCGGCGAGCAGGCGTTCCTGCTCCTTCAGCGCGACTTTGCCGGAGATGTTGATCTTGATATCCGCGCTCTCGACGTCCTTGGCCGCCTTTTCCAAGTTGCCGACGAGGTGGTCGATCTCGCTGCTAGCCTTGCGGCCGACGCGCTCGATGCGATCCAGGAGCGGGACGTCGTGCTCCGCGATGACCGCACGCAGCCGCTCGGCCTCGGCCGCGAGCTGCGCGAGCTTCGAGTCAGGCCCGCCAATCCCGAGCCCCCGCAGGGACGCGCCGGACCGGGCCGCGTCGAACGCTGCCGACTCTATCGTTCTGATCTCGCTCTCGACGAGATTGAGCTGATCCCTGAAGTCGTCGAGCGGGTCGGCCGCCAGCTCGGTGATGATGCCGGCGATCGTCCGCAGCTCCACTCCGAGAGCGCGGAACGGGAAGGCGGCGCCCTGTGCGAACAGGTCGATGCTTGATCCAAGCTTCGAGATCCTGGCGTTCAACTCCGCAACCTCGCCGATGGCGATCGGAATGCGCAAAGCGAACTCGGTGACGGCCGTCGTCGCCCCGCGGATGACCGGCGCGATCCCGCGGAACGTAGCGCCGAGCCCGTCCGTGATCTTGTCGAACCCGCCGAACGCGGCCAGCGCGTCGTTCACGCCCCCGATGATCGCGTCGCCGATCGTCAGCGACTCGATGCGCACCGCGTTCGTGAACCTCTCGAACTGGAACGCCGCGTTCGACGTGAAGATCCCGAACGCCTTCTCGGTGGCGCCGGCGCTGCCGCGGAGCTGCGCGAGGACAGAGATCAAGGTCTCGTAGGACTTGCCCGTCAGCGCGATGAGCGCCTGCGTCGCCTCGGCCCGACCGCCCAGGACTTCCAGCGCCTCGGCGTCGTCGCGGATCGCAGACCGCAAGATCCGCAATGTCTCGGCGAATCCCTTGGTCCGCGCCGTGTTGAGGTCGTACGTCTCGCCGACGCGGCGGAACACCGGATCCAGCAGTTTGCCCTGCTTGAGCAGCGCCTTGAAGGTCGCGTTCAGCAGGGTCGCCGCCTCGGACGTGCCGAAGCCCTGCTGCGTCAGGACGGCCAGAGCAGCGGACACCTGCTCGATGTCGATGCCGAGGGCGCTCGCGATGGGCAGCGACTGGCCGATCGAACTCGACAACTCGGTGATCGTCGTCTTGCCGAGCCGCACCGTCTCGAAGAACACGTCCGAGATACGGGTCGCGTTCTCGACGCCGAGCCGGTAGGCGTTCAGCCCGGTCGTGATGAGGTCGACAGCTTGGTTCGTGTCGGCCACGCCGGCGGTCGCCAGCTTCGCCGAGACTCCGAGCACGGCGGCGGCGTCGGCGGCGTCGCTGAACCCGGCCGAGATCGTCTGGTACAGGCCGCGGGCGACGATGTTCTCGTTCAGCCCCTGCGCCTTCGCCAGCTCAAGGACCGAGTCCGACAAGGCGTCGACGTTCGTCTCCGTCGTCGGAAGGATCGTCGCGACCTCGGCCATCGCCGTCTTGAACTCAAGCGCGTCGCGCGTGCGCTCGCCGATCTGTCGGAACCCGAGGAACGCCACGCCGGCCGAGACCAAGCGCGCCGTCAGGTTGCCGAGCGCCCCGGCCGCCGCGCGACCGAGGAAGCCGAAGTCGTTGCTGACCATCTTCGCCGAGACGCCGATCCGCTTGAGCGATCGGTCGGCTCGGTTCAGCTCGCGCTCCATCTCGCGCGACGCCTTGCCCGTGTCTGGGCCGAGGCGGTCGAGGACGCGCCGGAGATCGTTCCTGGCCGACAGGACCAGCTCGACTTCGATGCGGCTTCGCGATGCCACGCAGCGTCCCCTAGATGGAGGCTACTTCCGCCTCGCCTTGTTGCGTTCCGCTTCGCGCTTCGCCCGTTCCCGCTGCTCGTGTTCGACGGCGCCCAACTCGGAGTCGGCCGCCCGGGCCATCTGGACGAACCAGTGCGTCTGGCTGCTCATCGGCCCGTCGTGCGGGAGTAGGTGGTGCTCGCGGAAGTCGCCCCAGGCGTTGCTGAACTCCTCCAAGCCTCGGGACGCGGGACCGGGGCAACGATGATGTAGCAGGCTCCCGGCGCCTTGGCACCGATCACACAGCCTGCCGCTCGGCAGAGGATACCCCCAGCAGACATGGCAAGTCGACCCGTAGATCGGATCGGGTGACGGCGTGCCGGCGACGCACCCGCGCAGGAGACGGAGCCCGTCGTCCCACGTCGCGCACGCGCCGCAGTCGGCGCCCAGGCTCGGCTCGGAGAGCCGCCGCACGAGTGCCAGGACGCCCTCTATTCCCCCTCGTCGGGGTCCGAGTAGTCCGCGATGGCGCCGGCCAACTGGCAGAACTCCAGGTGCGGCAGCGTTTCGAGGAACGCGTCGGCGACGCACTTCCGCTTCGTGTGCTTCGACGGCTCCATCTTGAACGGGACGTCGTAGTTCTCCACGCCGGCCAGCCCGAACTTGACGCGCCACCAGAGCACGTCGCCGGTGCGGATATACCGGTGGTTCTCGGTCTGGTCGACGGACGACGTGATGTTGTCGAGGTACCGGTTCTCCTCGCTCGTGATCGGTCGGATCTTGAACGTGGTCGGGCTCTCGTCCCCGACCTGCGAGGGCGGGATCCAGTCGGTCTCGCGGTCTGGGATGATCGGCTTCAGGGGCATGGCGCGGTGTCCTTGATGTGGTGGGGGGCGGATGGCCGGGGGACGTGCGCGCTCGCGCGGACACGAAGGAGGAGACAACGGTGAGTCGAGTCGCCGCCCCCCGGTCGTGAAGATCAGTAGGCGATCAGCTTGAACTCCTCGTCGGTCAGCGTGCCGTGCTGGGCGAGCAGGTTGCCGGCGCCCGTGGCCGTGGCGTTCGCGATCTCCGCCACGGCTGGCGCCATGGTGAGGTCGTAGGTGTTGATCCCCAGCCTGTTCCCCGGCGTCGCCGAGACCGTCTGCACGAACGGCAGCTCGATCCGGAAGGCGTTACCCGTTGGGGTCGCAGGGACGTAGGTGCCGGTCTGGAGCGTAAGCCGGTAGTCGCTCTTGTCCCAGTCCTGGTTCAAGAACGGGTAGATCGCCTCGCGGGTCGCCTGCGGGTCGAGCGACGCGGACGGCTCGCGGCCGGTGATCTCCGCGGCCGGGCCGTACCCGGCGACGGCGTCGGGGCACACCGGCAGCTCGACCGAGTTGCCCAGGTCGAACGAGAACGAGGACCACTTCGGCGTCAGCGTCGTACCGATGTCGCCGGTCGCGTCGGTCTCCAGGCTCAGGACCGTGTTCACGAGGATGGCCGGCAGAGCCGGGGCCGTCGGGTTCGCGAACAGCGCGCCGTCGGACGGCTGCACGCCGATGCCCGTGAACTCGAAGTCCAGGAACATCTGGCCGCCGGCCTCTCCGCGGAACACGACGTTGCCGCGAGCGCCCTTGATCTTGACCAGCACGCCGTCGAACCGGCCCTCGATCGTGCAGGACTTGATGTCGTACTGGTTCTCGGTGCCGGTCAGGGTTCCGCCGGTAGCGCCGCCGACGGTGCCCGTCGCCGTGAACGTCTCGGCCACGAAGTTGCCCGATTGCGCGAACAGCTCGTACTTGATCGTCGCCGGGAGGTCGGCGTTGTCGATCGCCTCGGTTACGCGGGCGCGTGCCCCGGACGTGTCGCCGACGATGATGTCGTTCACGGCGAGGGCCTGGGATCCACCCGTGATGACAGTACAGTTCATCCCGCTCACCTTGGTCGACGCGGGCTCAAAGCCCCAGCCGAACGTATAGGTGCCGGACGACGGCGTCGTGGTTGTGGTGCTCGCGCCTGCGGTGAAGACGAGCGCGACGTCGCCGGCGGCTGCCGCCGGCGTGTAGGTGTCCTCGTCGACGAACAGGTAGGAGTCCCCGTCGAAGTGGCGCTGGAAGCTGCGACCGGTCGCCGTGGTCTGCAAATAGGTGGCGCCGGGCGGGATCATCCCGTTGGAGGTCGTCATCGTCGCCCCGCCGATCACCGTGACGCCACGCCGAGCGAGGCCGCACGCCTCCAGCGCGAGAGCGTAGGCGCCCACGGTGGCGGGCAGGCCGTCCGCAGGTCCGGCCAGCTCCATCGTGAAGCTGATGGTGCCCGACCGGAACGTGTTACGCCCCTGCGTCGGGGACAGCGACCCGGTCGCGAGGTTGCGGCGCAGCAGCTCGTTGTTCGGGGTGAAGGACGGCGCCGGGTCGGCCATGACCGGGACGAGGTTCGCGGACGTGATCGTCGCGGCCACGCCCTCGATCGCCTCGGCGGCGATGGCGATCTGCGTCTTTCGTGAGAGACCCATGAGTCGTTCTCCTGGTTGCGTTCGTTGTGGTCGAGCGGCTCAGGGCGCGGCGTACGGGTCCAGCTCGTCGTGGCGGTATTGGACCACGAAGTCGAACTGGACACCAGAAACCTGCTCGCTGTTCCGGAAGTCGGTGAAGGGGTAGTTGACGGCCGGCCGGTAGTTCACGGCCAGACCGTCCCAGTGATCGGCGCCCCAGCTCCCGGACGAGACGAAGGCGAGGATCAGCGCCTTGTACATATCCGAGTAGAGCCGGTGGATCCGGGGCAGCAGATCCCACCAGCCCTCCTGGTACGCGATGGCCGTGACGAACATGGCGTTGTGTTGCCAGCCGCCTTGTTCCTCGGTGTAGCGGTCGGCGGTCGTCGCCAGCATGATCGCCGGCAGCAGCGCCTCCTCGGGGATCTCGTCGAGGAGGAGCACCTGCTGCACGTCCTGCGTGTAGCCGTTCGCGACGGTGATCGTCTCCAGGATCTCCTTCGCCTTGTTGACGACCTGAAGGCTGATGGGGTCCGGCATCGGTCAGCCCACCCACTTCGCGAGGGTAATGTCGGACACGCGGCAGCGCGCCGCGCTGATCGGCGCGATGTTCAGCCCGCGGTTCAAGAACACGACGACCTGCTCGCTGTCGCCGGGCGGCGTCCACGTCATCGGCAGCATCCCCTTCGCCGTGAGCTGGAAAGCGGTCTGGAGTTCCAAGACCTGCATCGTCGACGCGCCCTGCGGGAACCGGATCGACCATGTCTCGGGCGTCAACTTCGACACGATCAAGCCGTGGCCCGTGCCGCTCGCGCGGTCGTCGGCGTTCACCGTCGGCAACACGTCGCGCGAGTACCCGGCGCCGGGCTTCAGCCGCAGGTCGTAGTAGGTCGTGATGAACGCGGCCGAGACCATCAGGCGCCCCCGTCCTTCGGCATGACGCTCTCGATGCGCGCGACGAGATCCTTGCGAAACGCCGGGAGCAGGCCGTGTAGCGTGCTGCGCATCCCGAGCCGCGGCGGGATGTGGATCGGCCCCGGGTGCAGCAGGTAGAGCAGCTCCAGGTTGCCGTCGTCCTTGCGGTGCGCGAGCAGCCGGTTGCCCTTCCGCGACGTGAAGACGAACGTGCGCTTGCGCCCCAGCGTGTTGCGGGCGTCGGCGTACGACGTGTACCTCGGGTCGCCGGACTCGGTCAGCGCGCCTGGGTAGAGCGGGATCGTGAGGGCCGGCGCCTTCCGCGGGCGGATCGTCGCGCCGTATTCGTGGGAGGCGGCTTTCGGATCGGACGAGTGCAGCGAGAGCTGCTTGGCACCGGACTGGCTGCGCACGCGATAGTCGAAGCTGTTGGCGAGCTGCCCGGTGCGGGTCGCGAGCAGAGCCGATCGCGCCTTCTTCTGGCCCTTGCCGAGCACGAGCGGCCCTCTCAGGCGCAGCCCCATGTCGTTCACCCACGCGGCGCCGAGCCGGTGCATCTCCAGGTCGAGAGCGCCGTCGGCGAGGTCGGCGATCCGCTCCAGCTTGCGCCGGGCCTCGCGCCACGCCCGCTCGTTCCTCGCTCTCGCGTCGTCGTCAGCGGCCACGGTTCACCACCACGCCTCAAGCGCGACCCAGAGCAGCGCGATCCCGACCATGACGAGACACATCGTCAGCAGGAACCGATCCTCGTTCACCGGATGCAGGCCCTTCGGACGGGCCGGCGGCGGCTTGCGCAAGGCGGCAGCCCGTCGCTTGTGCCGCCGCTTCGAGATCCAGGCTGGCAGGCTCATCGGGCGAACAGCATCCGGCGGTGTGGCGTCAGCAGGTCGCGGACCTGCCGCGGCATCCCGACCATAGGCTCGTAGCTCACGCCGGATCCGCCGCGGCCACCGATCGCGACCTTCGTCGCGGTGCGGCGCCGGCGGTACACCTCGGCCGCCCACATGGTCGCGGCGAGCACCACGCCCGGGTAGCCGGCCTCCAGGTCGTCGGTGTCCGTCCCGAGCCCCCCGGTCGTCGTGATCTGCACCGTGCCGGCCCGCCCCGTGAGCGGGACGTCAAAGATCATCGAGCCGTGCACCGCGTCGACGTAGTAGTTCTCGGCGTCGACGATCGTGTCGGCGTCGGTGAAGTCGCGGTCGGTGGCCTCGCGGACCTCGACGGTCTGGCCTGTGTCGACGGGCGCGTGCGGGAGCCGGATGAGCCGTGCGCGGCGACGGACGATCGTCGGCTGGTAGACCCGCTCGGCGACGAGCAGGCGGTTGCCGAGGTACTGCTCGATCTGCTCCGAGACGCCGGTGATGATGTCGGCCAGCGCGCTCGTGAGGTCCGCGGGGGCGCCCGACGACGGGCCGAACGTCTGGGAGTACGCCAGAATCCGGCCCGCCGTCGTCGCGTCGATGCCCGCCGCGGCCATCGGCTACTTGCCCTTGCCGCCGCCGCTGCCGCCCTTGCCGCCGGGGGAGACGGACACCGAGGGCGGCGCCGGGGCGCGGGCCGGCGCCGTGTCGGCCTTCGACACCGCGGGCACGGCGAGGTCGTCGCCGCTCAGACCGACCCGGGGGTCGTCGCCGGTCGGCAGCTTCTCGGCCCGCTTCGGCTGCGCCCTGCGCGCGCGCGACGCGTCCGGCGAGGCGATGTACGGCACGCCGCCGTAGCCGATCTCCTCGTACACCCGCCGGGCCTTGACGCTGCCGTGCGGGGTGACCGCCGCGCCGGGGTCGGCCGCCTTCAGGTGGTGCCGCTGGTCGAGCAGCATCCCGCTCTCGTCCTTGCAGTTGATGAGCGGGTCGTCGGCGGGGACGACCGTTCCGGTCAGACCTCGGAGCGGGTGACCGTCGGTCGCGAACGGCCAGACGATGCGTCGGCCGGGCCGGACCACGAGCAGCTTGACGGGTGCGTCAGACATCGGGAACTCCTTGGAGCGCGGCGCGATGCGCGGGGGGTGCTAGCGATGGAAAGCGAGCGGTGCCGACTCCGGTCGCGCCCCCATCGCCGGCACCGCCCGCAGGCCCCCTTGCGGGAACCCTGTGCGGTCAGACGGCGGCGTCGAACTTCGTGCCGCTCTGGAGCGTGAGCGTCGAGTCGGGAGACCCGTCCGACAGCTCGTCGTACTTCGGGTACAGCTCGAAGACGCAGGACAGGAAGTTGACGGATCCCGTCACGGTCGTCGCCGACGCGCGGATGAACCCACGGTGCTGCGATCCACGAACGCGGATGCGGACGAGGCGAACATCGTCTGTCGCGGTGATCGCACCGGACGTGGCCCCCGCGATGGTAGCCGGGGTGTCGCTGAATCCGGTTACGGTGTCGTCCTGGACGACGATCGTGACGGTGCCGCCTCCGGCCAGCGTGCCGAGGTTGGCGGTGAGGACGATGTCCCCATACCCGGTGGCGTCGATGGCCGTCCCGTTGACGGTCGCGGCAGCGCCGACGAGTCCCAGGTAGGACGTGCGTCGTGCAACCGAGTTCATCGGATCCCAGTTGAGATGGCTTCCCATGGTTTTGGTTCCTGTTGCGTGGTTGTGGCTTGTTGGTGGTGGAACGGACCCGCGGGAGCCGACCCGTCACGAGGACGAACCGGCTCCCGCGGCGGGCGGATCACGGGGCGGTCAGGTTGACGGCCACCTCGAACGCCTCGATGTGACGCACGCCGGCGTCGACCTTCTTGCGCATCTTGATCGTGACCTGGGACAGCTCGAAGTTGGTCCCGTTGTCGGTCGAGGCGGCGACCTCCATGACGCCCCACTCGCCGACGAGGATCTGCGAGAAGTCGCCGAAGATCAGGTCGGAGTCGGCACCGCCGCCGGTCAGCAGCGTCGTGCTGTAGAACTGGTGGTCCCACATGACGCCCTCGGCCAGCCCGGCGCCCTTCGCCTTGCCGTCGATCGACGTGAAGAGGATCGGGCGACCGTCCGCGTCGATGAGCGTCCGCAGCGCCTTGTTCGTGAGCGGGTGCATCAGCCACGTCATCCCGCCGGTGCGGTAGGCGTTGCGGTTGATCGTCTCGAAGACCATCTCGTCCAGCGACGCCGTGACGGTCTGGTTGGCGCCGTCGAAGTCGGCCGACGTCCAGTCGGTGGTCGTGAGCCCGGGCACGTTGACGAGGCCGAGCGGCTGCCCGCTCGCGTCGGTGCCCTTCAGGATGCCGAGGTCGAGCGCCTTGCCCATCGCGTGGCTCATGTCCTCCTGCACGAGCGACGTCGCACGGCCGCTCGACTGGAAGATCAGATCCTCCGAGACGTCGACGATGCACACGAGCGGGTGCGGGGTGAGCATGAGCTGCCCGAACCGGACGTCCGACTTGGTCGGCGAACCGAGTTCCGGCGTCCATCCGGCGATCGCGCCGCCGCGGCCCTTCGGCCACGAGGCGGGCGAACCCGTCAGGGGCATGACGCGCGCGCCGGCCTTCAGCGCGACGGTGTTCGCGTTGAGCGTCTCGATGAACTCGGTCTGCACCTCGGGCGGGACGAGGAAGCCGCCGAGCGGGCCGGTGAACGTCGCCTGCGTGTCGCGCGTGACGATGCCCATCTGGCCCCGCATCTGCTGTGCGAAGTCGCCGATGATCGTCTTCTCGGGGTTCGCCGGGTTCCAGTCCTTCCAGCCGGTCAGGTGACCGGCGACGGCGCGCACGAGATTGAACCGGCGGGCCGGGTCGTCGGACCGCATGGCGTCCTCGGCACCGGACAGGCCGGAGCGCCGCTGGATGCCGCGGATGATCTTCGCGTGGTCGTCGCGCTCCTGCTCGAAGCGCCGCTCCAGCTTCGCCATGCGCTCGGCGACGGAGTCGGTCGGCGCGGCGACGGGGTCGTCGGCGCCGGCGTCACCGGCGGGGGCGGCCGTGCCGATCGAGTCGACGCGCTTCTGGAGCGCATCGAACCTGTCGGCCATGCGCTCCATGCCGCGGCAGAGCGAGTCGAGGGCGTTCGCCTCCGCGGCGGTCGGCGAAGACGCCTCGACCGGATCGGCGGCGTCGGGGTGGGTCGTGAGGACTTCGTCGTCCATGCTGATACCTCGGTGGCTGGGAGAAGGTGATCGGGAATCGATCACCAGCCAGCGCGAGGTATCGGGCTACGACGAGAGGCGCTTCTCGACGGCTCGGGCGCGGTCCACGAGTGTCTGGCGATCGCTCGCGGCCGGAGCAGACGGCTTGCCCTTGGTGGGCGCTGCGTCGCTCCTGCCGCTCGCTCGCGTGGACTCGGTCGGGCCCTTGGGGGCCTCGACGGACCGGCGAGGTACACCACCAGCAGACACGCCGCCGGGGGCAGATGCAAGGGTGAGCCCGCGGGCCGTGTCGAGGTGCTGCCCGAGCCGGTTCGCCGCGTCGCTCATCAGGTCGAACGCCCGCCAGAGGTTCTCGGTCGGCGGCAGGACGTCCTCGTCGCTGCCGTCCTGCTCGATCCGGGCCTGCCGGAGCGCCTCGATCTCCAGCGCGATCAGCCGCGAGAGCTGGCCCGGCGTCTTCGCCCGGCGGCAACGGTCGCGCCGGTCATCTGGCAGCGCATCGGCGACGGCCTCCAGGTCGGCGAGCCGCCGCGACTCCCGGATCACCAGCGACCGGATCTGGTCGAGGAGCTGCTCGGACGTGGTCAACGGCTCGGCCCCGAGCAGCTCGCCCACGTCGTCGATGAAGAAGGCGGCCCGGCCCTCCGGCACGTCGGCCGGGGCCGGCAGGTCGGGCGAGGCCATCGCCACGCGGATCGCCTTCGCCATGGCGTCGTCGCACGGGCCGAGGATCTCGACCGGCTCCTGGGCCGCCTTGAGCCCGTCGGGGAGGATCAGCCGGACCCGCATGGCCCGACCGTCGTCGGTCGTCTCCAGGTCCACCCGGGCGCCCTCCAGCGGCTTGCCGGCGACCCGCACGACGGGGGGGCCGATGCCCCCCCACGGGGTCGCGAGCCAGCGGACATCGGCCAGCGGGGTGGAAGGACTGGAGCCCTGCCGCGCCGTGGCGGCCGGATCGGGCGCGTGCGGGGCGGCGGCGGTGCCCCCCGTACGATCCGTCGCGGACCGGGCCTCGGCCGTCTCGGGGGCGCCGGGGGCCTCCCCCGGGTGCATGATCTCCCCGAAGGCGAACTCGTACGCCGAGGCGAACTGCCCCGTCCGGTCGGCCGCGAGGTCGACGAACGACCGCAGCTTGGCCGCCAGCCGCTCACGGGCCTCGGTGGCCGACGCCGGGAACGCACGCCGGTAGTCGGCCACGAGCGACGCCTCCAGCTCCCCTCGGGCCACGGCGTCGGCCAGAGCCCGGTCGACGGCCGACGCCTGCGCCTTGTCCTCGGAGACCAGCGCCATCGGGTTCGCCGGCGTCGGCGTGACCGACAGCTCCAACTGGTCCGACTCCCGGAAGACCGCCCCGAACTCCCCGAGCCCGAGCGCCTTGCGCTCCTCGGGGTCGCGGATCGGGTCCACCACGACGGGCACGAAGCCGACCGACACGGCGCGCATGACGCCGGTCGAGACCAGCAGGAACGCGGCCCGGCTGAACGGCACGTCCTCGGAGTCGACGAACCGGATCGTCTGGAACAGCGTCGGCCGGCGGTTGCTGCGGGACGCCGCCTTGCCCTTCGCTCGCGACAGGACGTGGTCGGGTACCTCGGACGTGCCGAACCGCGAGCGCGTGACCTGACCGATCGGCGGGAGCGCGTGCCCCATCGACGAGTTGTGGTTCCACAGCGCGGGGGCGCCGGCGTCGTGGAACGACTGCACCCGGAAGCCCTCGCCCGACATCGGCGCCTCGGAGCTGCGGGTCGAGACCTTCGCCGCGTTCTTCTTGAGCAGGATCAGGTCGCCCATGCGGTCGACGATCTCGACGCTCGCGCGGAACTCGACCTCGCGCTTGTCCTTGTCGACCGTCCGCACCTTCGGCGCGAGCACGCCGCGCGCCATGAACGGCAGCGACGACTTGATCTCGATCACGCCCCGCGGGTCGGCGCCCCGGAACGTCTCCAGCGTCGCGTACCCGCCGGCGATGGCCCTCTCGATCGCGCGCCAGTCGGTCATCGGGGTGTGCCGAAGGGGAACGACTCCGAGACGGTCATGCTCGTCGGGATCCATCGCTCTTGGACCACGAGCGGCCCACCGTCTAGGGTGACGCCGGGGAAGGACACCTCGCCGCCGAGGTACGGCGCGCACGGTGACCGGCCGTGCCACGCGTCGATCACCATCTCGCCGGGGACAGCCTCGGCCGCAGGCTCGGCGGCGATGGCCTTCGCGACAGCGGGCGCGGCGGCCACCCCCGCGATGACGCCGGCGAACCGGCGGAAGAACGAACGTCGGTTCAGCATGGTTGGTCGCCCTCGTCGTCGTCGTCGATCACGATCAGCCCGTCGAGCACCTCGGGGCACATGACGTGCTCCCAGGTCCCATCGTGCCGGCGCTCCCACCCGAGGGCGGCCGTCGCCCGGCGCTCGCCGCAGTCGCGGCAGACGGGGAAGATCCCGCGGGTCTGGTAGGCGCCGCCTGCCGCCTGCGGGTGCATCGCTCGGTGGTACCTGGGTCGCATCGTCATGGCCCGAGGCTACCAGCGGCCCAGGCCGGATGCACGACCCTGGCGCTACAGCGGCGTCCACGGCCCGGCGGGCGATGGGGCGCCCTCGGTCCACGTCGACACGGCGCCGCCGATCTTCACCCCGCGGGCGCGGACGTAGGGGACACGGGTCCAAGGACCATCCGGCGTCGGGGCATCCTCGTAGATCCGATGCCCCACGTCACCGCGGCGGCGCACATGGCGGCCGACCCGGATCCGGGCGTCGTGGGGCTCCGCGACCAACGGGGCCGCGGCGACGCCAGCGAAGATACAGGCCAGCCGGCGGAAGAACGATCTGCGGTTCATGCTCATGGCCGCTCCCTCTGGTGGCCCATCCCACGCATGACCGTCGCGAAGTCGCGACCGTCAGGCAGGGTGATCGACGCCGACCACCTGCCGTAGATCCCCGGATCCGGATGCGTCGTGACGAGGACCGTCGGGATTCCCTGCTCCCACGGGTCGTCGAACCCCGACATCAGCAGGAGCTTCGCGTAGTCCCGTGCATTCGTGCCAGCGACCTTCTCGGCCTCCGACGACGGCCTGTATATCTCGGGGGTGTCGAGGTCGCGGATCCGCAACGTGAGCCGTGCCGTCATGCGGAACCCGAGGTCGATGTCGGCGCGCACGGTGTCGCCGTCGGTGACGTAGACGACGCGGGCCTCGTAGACGTAGTCCTTCTTCATCGCTTCGGTGGCCTCGCCAGCAGGCTGGTCCCGCACGAGCAGCAGAACGAGGCGTCGCCCGGGTTGTCCTTCTCGCACATGACGCACCGCTTCGTCGGCGCCGGCCCGCCCAGCACCTCGGCCTCCGGGTGCGTCCCGTCGGCGTGGTGCTTCTTCACCCGCTCGGTCAGCATCGACCGGACGTGCTGCGCCGCGAGGTCGGTGATCTCGTCCATGCCGCCGAGGACCAGCCGCTCGTAGTCCACGTCCTCCGCGTCGAAGTCGACGAGGATGTGGAGCCGCTCGCAGTCGCCGCCGCCGTCACCGCCGAGGAGCTGGCGCGTGAGGTCGTCGGCGATCGCCGCGATGTGCCCGTCGGCGATAGCGCGCTGTTCCTCGCCCGGGTCGTCTCGGAGCCGGAGCACCTCGGCGATCGTGTCGCGCAGCACGCCCGGGGGGCACCAGTTCTCGACGAGCAGGTACATCAGCACGTTCACGACGCCGTGCGGACCCATGGTAGCGGTCACCTTGGGGCCGGGCATTAGGCGCCAGATCCCTGTCGCGTGTCGCACCGCGCACCCCGGTCGGCGAGGATCCGAGCCAGCTTCGCGCCGACGTCGTACACGGCTTCGCAGACGTCGGCATGGCTGGTCCCGTCGGATCCGAACCACGCCCCGCTTTCGATGAGCCGCAGGCGCTCTTCCAAGTCCTGGATGATCTCCAGGTGGGCCGGGTCGATGCGGTCTGCGATGCTGCGCGGCGTCGTCTCGGTCACGGTCTCACCCTCCGAAGTCGGCCACGGTCGCGCGCCGGATGAGCACGCTGCCGTCGGCCGGCCACGACACCCACCACCGATCGTCCTCGCCGCCCGGGTACGGGTCGAGCCGGATCGTCCCGTTCGGGAACGCCCGGGGCCGGACGCGGAACATCAGCGACAGGTCGCCCATCTCCGCGTGCCACAGCTCCAGCACCCAGCGCGGCGCGTCCTCGTCGTCGGGCACGATCACGACGTCGCCCTCGCCGTACTGCTCGGCGGCGAGGCGCTGCGCCCACGCCGGCCACGGGGCAGGCGGCTCTGGGACCGTGGCGGCGACCGCGACGAGCGCGATCGAGGCGAGGACGCAGGCGACGACGATGGCCTTCGTCAGCTTGTCGGACATGGCGCGGGGCTCCATGGGGGCGTGCCCGCATCCTCGGGCAGCAGCGACCCCGATGCAAGGGCCGCCCCCGGGTCTCCCCAAGGGCGGCCCCCGTCGCCGGGTCACGCGGGCGCGGCGCACTCCCGGTAGTCGCCGTCCGGCAGGCAGACCGACGCCCACCGGTACGGGCGCCGCCCCATGGGCACGGCCCCGCAGGCGGTGAGGTCGGCCGTCATGCGCCGCTCCAGCGCGTCGAGCGCGCGCGGATGGTACTCCTCCAGCGTCCCCGACAGGAGCGACTGGTACAGCTCCTCCAGCTCGTACCTGCTGCGCACCTCGATGACCGTCTTGTGCCGCTCCAGGATCGGGACGGCGTGCGACGCGGCCGCCGCGTTCTCGCCGTCGTGGTACCACAGCTCGCCGTCGGCCGGGCGCCCCGCGTCCTCCCACGCGCCGTACTCGCACATGATGGCCTCCTCGATGAACGCGCGCGTCGCCTTGTAGCGGATGGGGAAGGTGATCGTCTCGGTCGTCATGGGTCGTGCTCCGAAGGGTCCGTCGGTCAGACGCCGACGTGCCGGCCCGCGAAGCGGACGAGGTCCGCGATCTCGTCGACGACCTCGGCGCCGTGGTCGTCTTCCAGGCCGCGAGCCCAGAGGAGGAACCGGGCCGCCGCGTCGTAGACGCTCCTGGCCGGCATGTGCCACCCGACGTGGAGGTCTTCGGTGAGCGCGCGGACCCGCGCCTTGTTGCCGTCGCGAGTCCCGCCGCAGGCGACGATACCTGCGACGGCCGCGATGATCCCGTGCGCCTCGAACCGCTCGCGCTCGGGCATGTCGTCGCAGGTTCCGTCCCCCATGGCGGGGTCGGCGAACCAGCCCGCCGAGTTGACGATGATGAAGGTAGCGATGCTTGCGTTGATGGTGTTGGTCATGGTCGTGCTCCGTTGCGGCGGGGCCGCGGGGGTTGGGGTCAGACGTCGATCTGGTCGAGCTGCTGCTCGATCTCGGCCTTCAGCTTGCGCGCTTCGTCGACGGTCAGGCGGCGCCCCATGGCGACGATCGGCTTGCGCTCCGCCACCTTGGCGGCGGCCGCGTCACGCATGGCGGCGCGAGCTGCGTTGGCGCTCTTCACGCCGGCGACGCGGTTGACGGCCGTGACGACCGACTGGCAGCGCGACTTCCTGTTCGGCGCGAACGGCTCCAGGTCGATCGTGCCGTCGGCGATGAAGGCGTGGCCGAACCCGGGGATCATGAGGCTGGTCCAAGCACCCGAGCAGGAGGACGACCCCGAGATGGCGTTCAGGTTCGCGCCGTAGCCGGCGACTTCGAGGGCGCGCATCAGGGTCTCGGCGGTGGCGAGGGCGCGGTTTTCGTTCGTGGTGGTCATGGTCGTGCTCCGTTGCGGCGGGGCCGCGGGGTAGGTGGGTCAGATCGCGCCGGGGTAGATCGCCGCGATCCCCTCGCGCGTCGGGATCGTCCGGGTGCTGTCCATGGCGAGCAGCCGCCCGTCGTTCGCGGTCAGGACCGTCATGGACGCGGTCACCGTCTGGAGCAGGCCGAGCCGGACTAGGCTGCGCACGGTGCGCCCGTCGCGGATCGTGTTCTCGTACCCCTCGGCGATAATGGCGGTCAGGGTCTCGCGCTGCGCGCTGGTGAGGGCCTTGGTGGTCATGGTCTTGGCTCCGGTGGTCGGTGGGCTGATTCCCATCCGATGCACATACCCTATCGCAACGCGATACGGCTGTACATACCCCATTTGAAAAGAATCCTGATCGGCCCCGGAACGCCTAGTCCTGGCCCGTTTTCCGCAGAGCCGGGTACATCGACTCCAGCGTCAGCATCTCCTGCCGGAGCACCTCGTAGGCCGTGTCCGACATCGGCGGCGCGTCGTCCTCGTACCACGCCCGGTCGGCCGACTGGACCACGCCCCGCAGGTAGGCGTGCCGGACAGCGGCGTCGCGCTCGTGGACCGACCCGGGCGGGATGAACAGCCCGCGCTGCCGGCCCCCCGGTGTCACGTCCTCGGCCATGGCGGTTGCTTCCCCTCCGCGAGTCGAGCCCGCAGCCTACGATCCGCGAGCCGCGTCAGGCAACCGGGGCAGCGCGACAGCGCACCGCCGACGTGCGCGCCGTCGTCGTCCAGCACCATCCCGTCGCAGAGCGCGACGTGCCAGCCCTCGGCGCCGAACACCGGCACGACGTAGTGCATGTGGTCCCCGTCGAGGCCGAACCACTCGCCGCGCGTGCCGCCCCCGTCGTCAGGAGTCGGCCGCGTCATCGCTTGCCGGTGCGTCGGCGTCGGGTCGGCTGGCCGGCGGGACGACGCGCATCCCGAGATGGCACGCGCAGTTGACCAGCTCTCCGGCGGGCGCGCTCGGCTCGTGCGGGTACTTCATCTGGTTCGGGTAGAGCTGCCCCGGGACGCGCTCCATGCCGTCCTGCACGAAGTGCGTCGGGCGCACCGTGCCGACAGGCGCCATCGCGCGGCCGGACGTCACCCAGATGATGTGGGAGATCGCACCGGCCTCGTACGCCTTCAGCGCGGTCTCCCATCGGGCGACGCCCCACGACTGCCCCATCTCGGTGCGCGCGATCGCCTGCGCCCGAGCGGCGTGCGTGTTGAACGCTCGCGTCGTCGTCGCCTTCAGCTCCTTCAAGCTGCCAGCAACGGCTTCGCGAAGGTTGATGACCGTGCCGTCCTTCGCCAGCGTCCCGATGATGTCGGAGCGCAGCCGGCGGGCGAGCGCCGACGTGTTCCCCTCCGCGACCTCGATCGACTTGTCGCGCATGAAGCGGATGAACGCCGGGTTGCTCGCCGTCGGCACCGCGATCTGCGCCTCCTGCGCCGCGATCTCGA